TTACGAATATGGACTTACGTTTAAGTCGATGAACTTAAACCCTAAGACAAAAGAAATTGCTAGAGATCTCTACCAGGAAAGGAAAAGATATCTAGATAGCCAGGGAGGAAGTGATGACCACTTTAATAATTGATGAAGAATTCAAAAACATATTGCCGCCCCTATCAGAGGACGAGCATCTCACACTGGAAGAGAACATTACCCAATGGGGATCTGCCAGAGATCCCATCTTGGTATGGAAAGAGGAGAACATCATCATTGATGGACACCATAGGCACTCTATCTGTGAAGCATACGGCCTTCCCTTTGAAATTAAATTTATTAGTTTCAACAGCCGGAGAGATGCGACTGAGTGGGTGTTCAAGAATCAGCTTGGGAGAAGAAACCTAAGCCCTCAGAAGATGAAGTATCTTCACGGAAAAGTAACTGAGAACATATTGTCTCAGCCAAAGGGGGACAATGACGAACAAGTAGGGGAGTTCGCCAAGCAACAGGGGGTAAGCAAAAGAACGATGTACAACTCTGCAAAATTTGCAGAGAGAGTAGATAAACTCCCTAAAAAGCAGAAGAATAAGGTGCTTTCAGGAGAAGCAAAGATCCCAATGACACCAAAGCCTGCCATCACAGGGAAGCTGGCGAAGCTAAGCCACCCCTATCGGACAGCAACTAGAGAGCTTAAGAGGATAGTCAAGGAATTCGAGATCATTTCAGATGATGCAACCAAAGGTAAGTACATCGCAACCAAGATGACAAGAATAAAAAATAATCTTGAAGAAGCTGTCGATGCTATCAATCAGTGTGAACCAGTAGAGGAGTGTGATAAATGTCACGGAAAGACATGCAACCACTGTTATGGGACAGGGTTTCTCAGCCGCGCAGCTCGGGAATCAAGGGACAAGTAAACTACTTTAAGGAAAGACCCTACCAAGTCAGAGCTAGGGATGCGATTACGGATGGGTTTAATTCGTATGACTCTGTAATTGTTGAACTAGCTACTGGCTTGGGCAAGACTGAAATCTTTACGCAGCTTATGAAGACATGGGAAGATGGGCGATGCTTAGTCATTGCCCCCTATGTCCAACTGATTAGCCAGGCTGCAAAGAAAATATTTTTAAGAACAGGGGAGCAACCTGGAATTGAACAAGCACAAAACTGGAGCATCGAAACCCCATGGGGACGAAGCAAATACGTCGTGGCATCAAAAGATTCCCTTACCTCACGAACCCCACCTCGATATGAAAGACTGCGGGATGTCGGCTTGGTTGTGGTGGACGAGGCCCATCTTTCCATTACCTCCAAGTGGAAAGAGATGCTTGACTTCTACAGAAATGACGGAGCAAAAATCCTTGGAGTCACAGCCACAGCAAAACGGCACGACCAAAAAGGAATGATAAATATTTACGATGAGTGTGTGTTTCAGTATGGAATATCTGAAGCAGTTAAAGATGGGTGGCTGGTACCAGCAGTAACCCACTGCGTTCAACTAGAATCGCTAGACCTTAAGGACGTATCAATAACAAACACAGTCATGGGCCAGGACTTCAACCAGAAAGAATTAAATTCTTTACTGGAAAGGTCTGAAACTGTAATGGAGATTGCCGATGTCACAGCTAGAGAAACCAGAGGAGATAAGACCGTTGTTTACTGCTCCTCAATACAAGAAGCCAAGCTCGTTGCCGAACGACTCACTGACAACTACGGAATCAAAGCAGACTGGATTGCCAGCGACCAAACAAGATGCACTCCTCAACATAGACGAGAGGTTATGCGATCTTTTCAAGAGGACGCTGAAGGTATTACTCATGTCTGCAATGTGGGTATCCTTACTACTGGTTGGGACTTTCCTGAGCTACGAAATATTATCATGGCTAGACCCACGAGAAGCCGTGCCTTATACACTCAGATCTTTGGGCGTGGTACTAGGCCTCTCAGTGGCGTGGTTGATTTCGATGATAGCGATCCTGAGTCTAGGAAAGCATCAATAAAGTTCAGTGATAAGCCGAACTTTAGGATGATTGATCTAGTAGATTCTTCCTTGGCGCACAAAATAATAACTTCACCTGACGTAATGAGCGGAGACGCTTTGCCAGAGGAGATTCAGGAGGCAAAGAAAATAATTTTAGAAGACCAGGCTGCCATCGAACTAGACGAAGCTATGCTTGAGGCAAAGAAACTAGTCAGGGAGCAAAGGGAGGAGGCTGAAAGGCAAAGAAGAAAATTAATTGAGGCCGAAGCCAGGTACAAAACATTAAATATAAATCCATTTAAGGGGGCCTCGTCAGCTGGTGTAAGAAAAAAGAAACGTGGGGCTAGGATGATCTTCGGAAAATATAAAGGCGTTCTAGTTGAAGATCTACCTACTTGGTATATCGACAGCTGCCTGAGTGGTAAGCCATACATAGCAGCAAGCTGGCTAAGAAATGCTATGGTAAAAGAAAGGAAGAGGAGATGAAGAAGAAAAAGAAACGCCCAAAGAAGAGAAAGAAACCCACGCATGTCAGGCTATACTGCTCTGACTGTGGGGGGTCAGAGAAAATAATAATAAACAATGAGTACCAGGCGGCACGACCACGATGTAGTTCTTGTGGCGGAGCATTAAACAGGAAGCATGAGCTATGAAGAAGACGACACGAGAAATAAATAATTTAATGGCGGCCCGGAAAGAGTGGGCTAAGAAACAAAAGTTCTGCTGGGTGTGTGGGGCAGGGGCTCATCCTTATGGGTTCCCACTTGAGACACACGAGATGGAAAGAAAGAGCCAAGCACCACACTATCGCTGGGCAAACTTAAACAATTATTTTAGAGCATGTAAGATATGCCACATGGATGACCTCGCAGCAATGCCACATCCCAGGCAGCTGGCATATAAAATAATATATGACACACATAACTTTGAAATAGAGGGATGGCTAAAGCTCAGAGACCCAGAGTTAAGAGCGCCTCGCCGAGTAGAATTGAGAGAGATTCTAGACGCTTTCAAGGAACTGAAAAAGGAAGGCCATCCAAAATGGAAATAGTTATTCCGTATCCCCCGTCAGTTAATACATACTGGAGAGCAGTGAAGGGCAGGGTAATTATGTCGAAAAAGGGGAGAGAATACAGGGATGCAGTGAATGTAGCAGTCGCAAACGCATTCGAGCCTGAAGATGTAGAGGATCCACGTCCGTTACTAGGCAGATTAAAGGTTGTAATTAAGGCAACAATGCCCGATAAACGTAGGAGAGACATAGATAATATAAATAAAGCGGCCCTGGATGCACTCGGATACGCTGGTATTTATGGAGACGACAACCAAATAGACGATCTTCGTGTAATTCGGTGCGACGTAATGAAACCTGGCTGTCTTGAGGTAGAAATAACAGAGATTGAACAGGTATAATAGACCTATTACTATAGTGAATCGGGGTTAGCTACCCCAAGGAGAAAGAAATGGCAAGCGGAATTACAAATAAAGGGAAAGCATGGATCCTTGAGACTGCTTTCCGTAAGCAAATGAATGGTGGATCAGTCAGTGACACTATGTATATCGCCCTAATCAAGGATGATAATGTGCCTGACCAAGACGACACCACATGGAATGACCTCAACGGTACAGAGATTGCGGCTGGCAACGGATACACAGCTGGGGGTATCTCACTAACCAGAGGTACAACAGACTTCGATGTAGTTATATCTGACGCAGATGCTGACACTAATAACTATGGTTACATTCAATTAAAAAATATTGAGTGGACTGCAACAGGTACATTCCCTTCTTCAGGCGATGGTGCTTCCTATGCTGTTCTTATGGATAATGCTGGAAGTTCTGCTGACGCAACAGGCAATAAAGTAATTGCTTGGTTTGATTTAGGTGGCGAGCGAACTCTATCTAGTGGCCAGAAGCTATCCCTTCAGGACTTAGAAATCCGCTTGACCTAAGCTCTGATTAAAGGAGTTTAGGATGGCACAATTCGCCAGACCAGATGCCGATACTAGTGCAGGTAACTGGAGCGCAAGCTCCGGCTCGTCGCTGTATGCAATGGTGGATGACGCAGTAGCGAGCAGCTCTAGTTCAGGTGACTCTGACTACATAACGGTAACAGATTCTAGTGGAAGTGCTGAAGCATGTACTTTAAGGCTCAGTGATGTAGGTGATCCAGGAGATCATACTGCAACATCCGTTAAACTTAGAGCCTACACTGATTCTTTTTATTCATCAGTCACTCTTAATATAAATTTAAGAGATGGTACTACCTCGATAAAGAGTGCGAACTTCACTCCAGGCACATCGTTTGGCGCACACGAGATGTCCCTTAGCACCACTGAAGCTGGCAATATATCAGACTATGCAGATCTGAATATTATAATTACAGCAACCGATGGCTTTGGAATGGGTAGTGAGACCCGAGTTTCCAACATCTACTTCGAGTGCCCTGACCTAGGCCCCATCAACGTGACCCCAGCTCACGCCTCAGCCGCTTCGAGTGGGCAGGTCAGTACATATGTCGAGTATTCTTTACCGGCCACAGGAGCCACGTCAGCCCTGTCTCCGACGATCATAGATGAGCCACTGCCTGCTATAGCTGCTGCTTCTGGTCGAAATCCTACTGTTACTATTAGTATGCCTGATATCGAAGTAACGGTTCAGGCTATCAGTACTGCTTCTGCTGTTGTTAATTCACATATAGTCACTGTAATAGTAGCTTCTGCTGCATCCAGTGCATTAGTACAAACTCAGACAATCAATGCTACTGCAAATTCTGCAGTAACAGCTCAAGTCAATGTCATTAGCTGGAACGCATCTGCATCCGCTTCTGCCACCGCATTAAGAACAACGTCATATGTCCTCAATAGTATTGCATCCGCAGCAGCTAGTGCCGCCGGGAGCACTGTAGAAGATTTATTTATTTCTGGGATCCAGGCGACAGCCGTAGCGTCCGCAAAGCTAGGGACTGAAGTTGTCGATGGCATCATAGCTAGCAGCGCGACATCAGCAATCACGGGAGTAATAGCCCTTCCTGCACCAGCGGCAACGGCAGCAGCAACAGCAATAAAGACAAACACATATGTAGTAAGGCCAATAGCCAGTGCGATAGCGGGGAGCTTAAGTACGGCTGGTGTAAGCGAAGCTACAATCCTATCTCTATCAGCATCTTTCCGTACAACATACAACATCAGCGAAGAAGATGCGGCAGAAGGTGAAGGCCCCGCTGGTGAAGAGATCAGAACCGGAGATGGTGCTGGCCTGTATGCCTACAACGAAGGGCACTCAATCGTTACAGGGCCTACAGCAACTCGTGTCATGCACTACCTCCGTGGTCGGGATGGAGTTACGGTATATGCAGATGACTCCGGCAATGTAAAGTTTTGTACCGGCTACGGTTTACCAGATCAGTTTTCAGTAACGACCAACACCTACCTATCCATGGAAGGTTTTGATATATCAGGAACATCCGATATCATCCTAGCTTTTAATGATGAAGGGCAGGTGATAATGAAGCGAGACATTACCTAGACTGGCCTTCTAGCCATTGCCTAACCATCTCTAGCTTCCACTCTTCAGTGCCAGGCTGAAGGCTTTGATAGTAGCCTCCCTCTCTACCACCCTGCAATCTCATAGTGGTATCAGGATAGTATCCTGTCTGTCCCTTAAGTCTCTCGTCGAGGACTGTCTGCATGGTAGACTTTCTCTGTCTATCCATATCCTTAATATCTTGTGTAGAAAATGGTAGCATCTGCTTAGTGAATGCTCTCTTCCACCCAGCCCATGAATCGCCAGGTTTAATCTTAGGCCCTCGTGAGAATCCTGGAATCAATCCTAATGCTGGTAGATTCATGACATGATTCTTAACGCCGTAAGTATCTTCTCCGTATGACTTTCTACCATACCCAATAGCTCTAGTGTCTTTCTTGTAGAATGGATCTTCGCCAACAACCATCTCATATCCAACTTGAGCTAGTGGGTGAGATTTCATAAACAGATTCTCAGCTGTCCCCTGGATCATCCCCATAGCACCGCCTCTATCAGTACCAAAGCCAAGCATACCGAGAGTATCTTCCGGTGGTATACCTAGTGATTGTATATAAGAGATATCTCTTTGGCCTGTTATAGGATCGTAACCTTCAGAACCAGGGATAGGTAGTGCGGCACCCTGCCTCATATACTCTGGCAGCCATGGGTTGAACTCGTCATCTCTCTG